CTTGTACTTGTTTCAATAGAATGTATTTCTATATCGGAAAATTACGAAGCAGTTCGAGGCATAAATATTTGGGTTGCTATGAAAAACCTTTTTTCACGTGCTAAAGAAATTAAACAAGAAATAAACGAAATAAAATGATAAGAAGATTTTTTAAGTATTTAAATTTTCTACAAAGGGAAAAAATAAAAGCAATGATTTATTCTAAAATCTAATTATGTACACAAGGGAACAAATAGAAAAAGCGGTAAAAAGCAAAGGTTACGTTTGGTTTGATAGCGCAAAAGATTACGACGTTAACATAGTTGGCGTAAGAAATTTAAAAAGCGGTAAAAAAGTAACTAACGAATTCGACGATACTTTAACTTTGAGTTATAAAATTAACGGAGTTTGGCAATTTCACGAATGGACGATTACAACCGACGCTGGAAAAAAACCAACTGAAATTTTAAGAAGTTCACGGGGCGTTGCTCGTTTAGTTCCAAATCAATATAGAGGCGTTTACGCAGTAAGTATGCACAACGGAAAATATGAAGCACTTTGCCAAAGGTTGGGAAATGTTTCGGTTTATAGAGACAACAACAAAGATAAAATTCACGACGAAAAAGTAATTGATTCTGGAATGTTTGGAATAAATATACATCGCTCAAGCATTTATAAAGACCCGTCAAACGTGGACTACTTTTCGGAAGGTTGCCAAGTATTTAGATACAACGCAAATTTTGTTGAGTTTATGAAAATAATAAACAAGGCTAAAGCAGTATTCGGAAATAAATTTACATATACACTTATTGAACTATGAAAAGGCTAATCGTCTTTTTAAGCGTTCTAACGTTGTTTAGTTGCTCAAGTGAACGCAAGGCACAATACCACTACAAAAAAGCTCTTAAACACGGCTTAAAATTGGTACAAGATAGCGACACAATAAGAATAGCGACCATTGATTCGGTTGCTTACTATGTCGGTGATACGATACGATACGAAAAGATACTTAAATTCACCGATTCGGTTGTGTTTTTTAGAAACGTGTATATTCCTAAGACTAAATGGCAAACAAGAATCGAATATCGCTACAAAACTAAACTAATAAAACAAGATGTCTTAAAATACAAATACATTTATAAGGATAGCAAAGAAAAGCGCAAAGAAGTTCAACAAACGAAAAGACGAACAAATTGGAGCTTATTCTTTTGGGGTTTTTTAGCGGGGTTTGTAACATTTTTTATTTTACGATTGATTGATAAATTTAGACGTATAATTTGATTAGTAAATATAGACCGAGATTAACGCCAGACGAAGCGGAAATTTTACAAAAATACCGAGCGATAAAAAAAGCGTCCGACGAAATTGGTATAAACGACGAAGATGTAAAACACGGATGGCTTAAAAACGACAACGCAAGTTTATTCTTTAAAAACCCAAACTTTAAAACCGAAGACGAACAAGGATTTAAAACAATCAAAAGTGAATGTATTGAAGCGGTAAAAACCCACGCTCCAAAATACGAAAAAATAAAGTTTGAAAAAACGAACGATTCGCACCTTTTAGTAATTGATATTGCCGACCTACATATTGGTAAATTAAGTTCCGCGTTTGAGGTTGGCGAAGATTACAATTCACAAATAGCGGTTAAACGAGCAAAGGACGGATTACAAGGCATTATAAACAAGTCGCAAGGGTTCAAGATAGATAAGATTTTATTCGTTGCGGGAAACGATATTCTACACACCGACAACACAAAAAAAAGCACAACAAATTTAACGTTACAAGACACCGACGGCTTTTGGTTTGAGAATTTTATAATGGCTAAAAACCTTTATATTGATTTATTAGAACAATTACTAACTTTTGCTGAAATTGAGGTTGTTTATAATCCAAGTAACCACGATTTAACGCACGGGTTTTTTTTAATGCAATTAATAGAAGCTCACTTTCATAAAAGTTCGATTCGTTTTAATGTAGACTTGAAACACCGAAAAGCATTTGTTTACGGAAGCAACTTAATCGGAACTACTCACGGCGACGGAGCAAAAGCCGAAAATTTACCTTTGTTATTAGCTTCGGAATTTCCTTTGGAATGGAGCAAAACAAAACACCGTTATATATATTCTCATCACGTACACCACAAAACAAGTAAAGATTTTATCGGTTGCACGTTTGAAACTTTGCGCAGTCCGTCTGGAACTGATAGTTGGCACTACAAAAAAGGATTTACGGGAGTTCCAAAAGCGGTTGAAGGTTTTATACATCACAAAGAATTTGGACAAGTCGCACGGCTTACACATATATTTTAAGGTTTTACCCTTATATCAAGCATAAATTACCTTCGTTTTTATACATAAGGGCATAAATTACCCTCGTTCCTTATTTAGAATGATTCTAAATTTGTTAATTTATTAAAAATAATTGTTAAAATGTTTGCAGTTATAAAAATAGTCTTTATATTTGCGTATAACAAAACACGAAACAATTAATATTAATCTTTAAAAACTAACAAAATGAAAGCAGTAACTTACAAAGTAGAACAAAACGAAAAGTACGGAGATTTTAGAATCGCAAAATATGTTGATAACGTTTGGGAAAACGAAAGAGACAACAATTGGAGCGAAGAACAAGCATTATCAATATGCGAAACCTTAAATGAAAAATTAAAACAAGGATTCGAAATTTTTTAATAAAAAAAACAAGGGGTGCGACTTGACAACGCATATTTTTTTAACCTTTAAAAACTAAACGATGAACAAAGAAAAAATGATTGAAGTAATTTTAAATTACAAAGACGAATTGCAAAATGATTACAACGAACTTTGCAAAGCATTCGGGCAACAAGACCCAGCGACAAAACGAAACGAAACTAAATTAGTAACGATGTTGCTTTTACTTGACAAACTTGAACTTAACGAGTATTGATTTTAATCACGTTTAACGCATTATTTTACTTTACGCATATATTTTATAACTTTACTATTTAACCACCTTTAAAACGCTTTAAAATGAATTTAGAAGATTTACAAATTGAACAGTACACCGCAAGTTTATGTTATGAAATTGACGGAGTTGAATTTATTATGGAATTTGATTGGAATTTTTACGACGCAGACCCGAAAACTTACGATTGCAAAATTGACGTTTATTGTACTTATGCAGAACAATGGATTAACGGAATTAAGCATTCATATTTTCCAAGCCTTGACGAACTAAAAACAATCAAAACGGCTATTGAAGACGTTGTTTTGGAATCGCCCGTTGATTGGGGGTTGGTTGAACACTTGGAAATGGAATTAGATTTTTATAACGAACAAAAAAACGAGAACTTATGAAACAATTAATCAAGTCGAAAATTGCGACCTCAGAAAACCAATTTACGCAAACAACCTTTTCATTAAAACGAAAAATGAACTGGTGGCGTGAACAAAGCGTTGAAGGTGACAAAGGCGGAAGCTTCAATTTAAACCTTTACTTAGATTATTTAAGCCAACAAGAATTTAACGAAATACCAAATAGTAATGAAACATTATAAAATTACATATGTGTTTTATTTAGATAGCAATTGCACTAAAAAAACAATCGGTTACCGTGTTTTAAAAGCACTTGACGCCGACCACGCTATAATGCTTATGGCAATGCAAAGAAAATTAATCTTAAAAGTTGAAACAATATGAAAAAACTAATCGAATACATTTACTTATGCTTAATAACTTATACTTATGGAAATCTTGATTGAACGAATACACGAAATAATTAAAACTGAAAACTTAACCAAGCGTTCAAAGAAACCAAACAAAGTTCATAGGCGATGGTTTATATTTTCTTACTTACGAAAAAACAATTATGTTCTTCGTGAAATAGCAGAATTATTCCAGATGAATCACGCAACTATAATTCACGGAATAACACAAGCGGAATTGTTCGAAGACATAAAAGACGAAATGTACTTAATAGACACTAAAGATTTATTTGAGGAATTTAAGAATAAGAAAATTAAATTAAAAGAGCGGAATTTAATTAAAGACATAATGGAAAGTAAAAACCTTTATGACTTGACTAAGATTAAAAAGCGATTACAAAACAATGTTTATAAGTTTTTAGATAAAAACGAATTAGATTAAAATAAAAGTTTATATTTGCATTATGGTTCGCTCTCACAATATAGAACTAAAGGAAGTTATTAGCCTTATAAATGAAGCGACGTGAGAGCCGTGAATTTTATGAGGCTTTTTTATTTACTAAAAAATTAAGATTATGGAAACAAAAAATGATTGGTATTTAATTGATGTTAAAAAAACATTTGTTAAAGAAGTTGCTTGGACTTTATTAATATGTACTTATTCAAATGGATTAAGTGAAATGCAATTAGAATTAAAACACGGAGAAAACATTAAAACTATTTTGAGTTATGAGCGGTTGGATTAAAATACATAGACAAATTGTCGATTGGGAATGGTTTTCAGATACAAATACTTTTCGTGTTTTTTTACAATTGCTACTTAAGGCAAATCATAAAGAAAAAAAATATAGAGGAATGGATTTAAAAATTGGAACTATAATAACGTCAAGAGATATTTTAGCAATGGAAACGGGACTAAGTGTAAGACAAGTTAGGACTGCCTTAGACAAGCTAAAATCGACCAACGAAGTGACCATTAAAACAAGTTCACAAGGCACTATTATTGAGGTAGTTAACTACGCTAAATACCAACTAACGACCAGCGAAACGACCAACGAGCGACCAACAAACGACCAACAAACGACCACTAACAAGAATGTAAAGAATGTAAAGAATGAAAGAAGTATATTTATAGAACCTACTTATAGTGATATTCTTGAGTATTGTTCGGAGCGAAAAAACGGAGTTGATGTAAACAAATTTTTAAATTTCTATTCGGCTAAAGGTTGGATGGTTGGTAAAAATAAAATGATAGATTGGAAGGCTTGTGTAAGGACTTGGGAAAAACCAATAGAAATACAAGAAGTAAACGAACCTAAAAAATGGAAAGCACCGTGGAGTTAAATGGATATAAAATTACCGAAGTTGGAGACGTAATAACCGACTTGTTTAAATATAGAGATACTTATAATCAAAAAGGAAAGTATTTAGGCTTTGAAAAAATGCACGAACATTATTCGATGAGCTTGGGAAATTGCACCGATTGGACGGGTTTTCCGATGAGTGGTAAAACTCAAGTTTTAATGGAATGTTTAATGAATACGTCTAAATTTTACGGATGGAAGCACTTAGTTTACTTTCCAGATGTAGGTACGAATGTAGAAATTATAGCAGACTTAATAAACAAAAAAACGGGCAAAAGTTTTAACCCTTTGGATAGAAACGTTATTCAAGATAGAGAAATAACCCAAGCGATTGACTGGGTATTAAACCATTTTAAAGTTTTGACTAAAAAAGACGTAAAAGCGAAATTAACGCCCGTTCAATTTTGGGATATGGCGGTTGAATTAAAAAAACAAGGCGAATTACATACGGCTTCAATTGATAGCTGGAAAGATTTAAACCACCCTTACGCTGAATTTGGGGGTTACGCTCAATATTTAGAATATGTATTACCTTACCGAAACCAAATAGCTGAAGACAATGATTTACATTTACACACTATTATACACCCAAAATTAACGGAAAAAGAAAACGGAAAACGAAACGCCCCCGTTCCTTACGATTTAAAAGGCGGTTCGGAATGGTTTAATAGTGGTAAATGTATGATTACGGTTCATAGGCAAGACCCAACTTTTAACCTTGCGGAAATACACTTTAATAAAATTAAACCACGTTCAAACGGAAATATTGGAATGATTGAAATTTGGTTTGACAAAGAACGCTTGAGTTATTACGAGCAAAGTAACCCAGCGCCAAACGTATACCAAAAAGCATACGCAACTAAGCAAATTATAAAATAATAAAAATGGAAATTAAACTTTTAAGCGCAACCGCTATTTTACGCAAAACTTTATTAAAGTTAAAAATAAGCCGTGAGGAAATTGAAGAAAAAAACGGACACCGAACCGACTTAATAAATTCTATGATTGAAACCGAAAACGAATTATCTGAAGTATTAACGACTTTTTTAGTTCTGGAAAAACAAGCTCGTATGTTTTCGTCAAGTTCAAACAATTTAGAACAAATAAATTTAGAGTTGAAATTTAGAATTAAGGAATTAGAAAACGAAATTAAAGTAAATAACTTTTAAGATGAAAAAATGTAAAAATTGCAAGGCGGAATTTACGCCAATAAGATTCAACCAAAAGTTTTGTTTAGAAGAGCCTTGCATAAAAGTTTGGGTTAACTCGCAAAAGGAAAAAGAATGGAAAACACGAAAAAACGAATTAAAGGAAAAGTTACAAACGGTTCAAGAACTTACAAAATTAGCGCAAACTTATTTTAATAGCTATATAAGAAACCGAGACCGAAACAAAGGTTGTATTTCCTGCGGTACTCAGTTAGGTCAAAAATTTGACGCTGGACATTATTATTCAATGGGCGGACATAAAGCCGTAACTTTTAACGAGGACAACGTACACGCTCAATGCGTTTATTGTAATCAATATTTACACGGAAATTTATTAAATTACCAGATAGGAATAGAAAAACGAATTGGAGCAGAAAAATTAATTGAATTACAAGGCAAAGCACACGAAACACGAAAATTTACAAGGGACGAATTAAAAGAAATAATTGAAACGTACAAACAAAAAAACAAATGAAGCACAACAACGATTTTAGATTTGATTTACAAGTTGGACAAACTTACGAAAACCAATTAGCTGAATTACTACAAAAAAAAATAGAAGTCAAAAGAGATTTTAGGGCAATTGAAACGGGCAATATTTTTGTTGAATATCAAAGCCGAAACAAGCCAAGCGGATTAGCAACAAGCGAAGCGCATTATTGGGTTTATTGGTTAAGCGAAAAGCATTTTATTACAATAGAAAAAAACGAATTAAAGAATCTTTGTAGAAAATATTTAGGAACAAAAAACGATGTTTTAGGCGGGGACAACAACACCAGCAAAGGAATTTTATTACCAATAATAGATTTCTTAAAAATAAATTAAAAAAATAGTTGCATATTAATTAAATTGTTATATTTGCATATAATTACTAACCAATAAAACCAATAAAAATGAAACATTTATTTAAAAGTTTAGCGGAATTTCAACAAGAAGTTCCAACGATTCACAAAGCAACGCAAGGTTATGGCTACACCTACGCAGATTTACCAAAAATCTTTGAAGTAATAAACCCCTTGTTAAAAAAACACGGCTTAGGGTTTACACAATTGATTCACGGCACGGACTTAATAACAATTATTTTCCACGTTGAAAGCGGTGAAACGCTCGAAAGCAAAACGTCCATTCCGCAAAACGTACAATTAAAGGGAATGAATGATTTCCAAGTTTTGGGTTCGGCAATTACTTATTTAAGGCGTTACGCTTTATCAAGTGCTTTAGGATTAGTTACGGA